TCTCTGGCACAAGTACAGCTCAGTATATTCTAAGCGGCTTGGCAACAACTACTGGGCTGTGTACAATGCACTGACTGATTGGTCTACACACTTTGAAGCCCCTCGTACTAAGAGTACGGCTAACATTGCATCAGTACAGAACGACAGACAGCAGATAGTTCGTGAAGCTGTTAAACATAATCACAACATGAAGGCAGCATAATATGACAATGCAAGTGTTCGGACAGTCCCTAACCATTGAGTTTAGAAATGGGGTGGGGGTTGACATAGAGTTCTCTAACTCCCGGCCTGTGTGGATAAGCAGGTTAGGGTCTGAGAAACTAGAGGTGGCAGAGTTTGAGGGTTTACTTATCTCTCTGCCTTTTATATTAATTAGTTTAGGCGTGTGTTATCAAGGAGATGATGGATGAGTGACTCAACACACGGTGGCAAGGGCGATAGGTCTAGAGTAAAGGACAGTAAAAACTATGGCGACAATTTTGATCGCATTTTTAATCAACAATTTAAAGAGGTACAGAATGAAAGAAAAAATAAACGAAACCAAAGACTTGATGAAATCGGAATGCTTAAATATCTTATCGAGACTAAAGATGTGGACAGCTCAGACACTTGACAAGGCTATAGATCGCTTCGGTCACAGGCTGACACTAGCCACCCGATATGTTTTAATTTTCGGGTCGGGTATTGTTATAGCTTCTATAATTCATGCATTGATTTGAGGTGCTTATGTTTGCAGAAAGTTTACAGGGTAGTCCCAGTCCTGAGTCAATGGCTATAGCTAAGGCGGCAATTGAAGTAACAGAGGGTAAAGTACCGCTGAGTACAGCCTGCTCTATGTACAATGTAAGAGAGCAGACTGTAATACAATACATCATTGACAAGACTGAATACGATACAGTTCTAGGACTGTTGGAATCAGAAACACTAACGTACAAAGAGGAGGAGTAACATGCACGAAGAAAACAAAGGCATAGAACTGACGATACAAAACGTGAAGCAGTGGCACGAAGCACGTAACTTAATACACGGATCAAGTGACAAGGATCAAGTGCTTAAATTAATACAGGAGTTAGGCGAGTTGTCAGATAGTATCTGTAAAGGGCTGACACCTATTGATGACATCGGTGACATCATCGTAGTGCTTATCAATATAGCTACTCGCAACGGCTTCTCTTTGAAAGAGTGTATTGATTTTGCCTTTGAAGATATTAAAGATCGCAAAGGTATGATGGTTGACGGTATCTTTATTAAAGAAAAAGATATCATTGATCACGATACACTCGGAAATAAATAAACAATTAATATTTAAATGTGTTACAATCCAACTTCAATCAACTAAACCAATAGGTATATTATCATGGCAATATTACAAGGCGCAGCATACTGGGCAGCAGTAACCACTCCGAACACTACTTTCGAGCCAGTGTATTCGGTTAACTTAGTTGTAGATCAGTCGGTAGCAGATGACTTTGAACAGCGTGGATTCACTATCAAGCAGATGGATGAAGGCCCAGCCGTTGTTATTAAGCGTAAGGTCAACGGCCCCAATGGAATGGTTCGACAGGCTCCTAAGCTAGTCGATGCTCAGAAGAATCAGCTCGATGCCCGTGTCGGTAATGGCTCTAGTGTTAGAGTTCAGTACAAGGAATGGGAATCAACGTGGAAAGGTCAGGTCTTTAAAGGCTTAGATTTTCAAGCTATGCAAGTCATCGACTTGATCGAGGTCGGTACTCCAGACGGTGCAGAGTTTGACGCACTAGACTCAGGGATGGAGGACGAACTCTAATGCCTACAGTTGAGATGGAGGGCAGTCATTATGATTCCAATCTCTTATCTTCGGAGGGGCAGAGTATTTTATCTGTCCTTATCGAAAATAATAAGAGGCTTAAAGAAACACAGCTCACCGCTACACTATACAGCGCAGCAGCTATTACACTAATGAAAGAACTTAAACCCCACCTAAAGGAAGAGGCCAGAGTAGCAGGGAAAGCTACACTTATAGAGGAATGAAACAATGGCATTTGTTAAAACACAACAGCCTTGTAAAGAATGCGACAGCTCAGATGCAGTAGGAATTAACGAAGACGGATCAGGTTTTTGTTTTAGCTGCAATAAGTTTTTTAAAGATTATAGTACAGCGGAAGTACACCAGACAGATACCATAACGGACTTTGAAGTGTATCAAAGGAACAGCAAGATGGAAGACCACAATACATATTCATCCCAACACAACGCAGCATCCTTCAACGAACTGACTGACCGCAAGATAAGTTTAGCTACTGCTAAGAAGTATGGCGTTAAGTCTACAATGGACGGCAACAAGATACAGAATCACCACTACCCTTACTACAATGGACATGAGTTAGCAGCTACTAAGATTAGAAAACAAGATAAGAAGTTTTCATGGACAGGTAGCGCCAAAGAAGTAGGTCTATTTGGAGAGCATATCTTCAAAGCAGGCGGTAAGTTTATAACTCTAGTAGAAGGGGAATGCGATGCGATGGCAGCGTATGAGCTGATGGGTAGCAAGTGGCCCGTAGTATCTATAAAGTCAGGAGCACATGGAGGTGTTCGTGATGTTAAAGATAACCTTGAGTATCTAGAATCTTTTGAGTCAGTAGTCATTAATTTTGATAATGATAAACAGGGCAAGGAAGCAGCAATAGAGATAGCAAAGTTATTAACACCTCGCAAAGCTAAGATCATGTCACTACCTGTAGACTACAAAGATGCTAACGATATGTTACGTCAAGGTAGACATGCTTCTTATGTTAGCTGCTTCTGGGATTCAAAAGTCTATACACCTTCCGGTGTCCTGAATCTATCAGAGCAGCTATCAGCCTATCAAGAACTCCGCAACAATAAGAAAGAAGCTATACCCTATCCGTGGTTCGGTCTCAACAGAAAGCTAGAAGGCTTACGATCTGGTGAGCTAGTAACTCTTACTGGTGGTACAGGTCTAGGTAAGTCATCTGTCACCAGAGAGATAGAGCACTGGCTGATAGAACATACCGATGACAACGTAGGTGTTGTAGCCCTTGAGGAGAACTGGTCTCGTACCGCTGAAGGTATCATGGCAGTCGAAGCTAACTCTAAGCTACACCTCGATAGTGTTAAGTCTAAGTTCACTGATGACCAGTTAGATGGTTTCTTTAAGAAAGTATTCATGGGGGAGAACGAGGGTCGTGTTTGGATTCATGCTCATCATGGTGTCAATAACATTGATGACATCTTTAGTAAGCTGCGGTACATGATCATAGGTCTGGACTGTAAGTGGATTGTAGTTGATCACCTCCACATGCTAGTACTCTCTACGCTAGAACAAGACGAGCGCAAAGCTATTGACGGTATCATGCATCGGCTAAGAACTTTAGTAGAAGAGACAGGGTGCGGCATGATCCTAGTGTCTCACCTCCGTAGAGTTGAGGGCAACCGTGGACATGAGAACGGTATCGAGACAGGACTATCACACCTCAGAGGGTCGCAGAGTATTGCTCAGCTCTCTGACTGCGTTATATCTTTGGAGCGCAACCAACAATCAGAGGATACTATTGAAGCCTCTACTACTAAGGTAAGGGTGTTGAAGTCTAGATACACTGGTGATGTCGGGGTTGCATGTAGCTTGTTGTATGAGCAAGAGACAGGCAGACTTAAAGAACTACTAGACATTGAAGGCGATGAGTTCACTGGAGAAGAAGAGCTATGAGTAATTTAATATTTGACATCGAAGCAAATGGCCTTGAGCCAGACAAAGTATTTTGTATTGTGGCTTTAGATGTAGACACACAAGATGTATTTACATTTGATAACACACAGTTAGATGAAGGCTATGCGATGCTTGCATCAGCCAACAAGTTGATCGGCCACAATGTAATTGGATATGACATACCTGTTATCGAAAGGATTGCAGGTATTGATTTATCTGAAAAGAAAGTAGTAGATACCTTAGTTCTATCTCGTTTGTTCAAGCCTACCCGTGAAGGTAATCACGGACTAGAAGGTTGGGGCTATCGCTTAGGGTTTACTAAAGGAACTTTTGGTGAGCAAGAGGATGCGTGGGAAGCCTATACACCTCAGATGCTAGAGTATTGTAAGCGTGATGTGATGCTTAACTATAAAGTTTACAATGCTTTGAAAGTTGAGAGCCGTGGGTTCACACCTCAGTCAGTAAAAATAGAACACGCAGTAGCTAAAATTGTAGATCAACAACGCACTACTGGTTTTGTGTTAGACGTTGAGAAAGTAATGAGTCTTATGGCTATGTTTGAAACTAAACTTCACGACCTCGAAGAAGAAGTACACACAGTGTTTACCCCTACTGTCACAACACAAGTGCTAACGCCACAGTATACAAAGGCAGGTGTCATAGCTAAGACAGCGAAAGACCAGCACGGTAAAGGTGTAAGGCTTAGCGATGCTGAGTATGCAGAGATGTTAAAGAAGCATGGCAGAGGCAAGTCTCCTGTAACTAGAGATACTGTTATACCCTTTAACTTAGGTTCTCGTAAGCAAATTGGTGACTACTTAATTAATTTTGGATGGAACCCTAAACGACATACACCAACAGGCCAGCCGATTGTAGATGAAGCAACACTCAGTCGAGTTAAAAATATTCCACAGGCCGCACTGATTGCTCGATACCTTATGTTTCAGAAGCGTTTAGCTCAGACTAAAAGCTGGATCAAGGAGCTGGACGAGGATACAGGCAGAGTACATGGCTATGTTAATCCTAATGGTGCAGTGACATCTAGAATGACGCACTCACATCCTAACATGGCTCAGATTCCTAGTAGTGGCTCACCTTATGGTGAAGAGTGTAGGTCTTGCTGGACTGTACCGGAGGACTATAATCTTGTAGGTATTGATGCGTCAGGTCTGGAACTTAGAATGTTAGCACACTATTTAAATGACGAGGGCTATACAAATGAAATCCTTAACGGAGACATTCACACCGCTAATCAAAAACTTGCAGGACTTGAATCTCGAAATCAGGCTAAAACTTTCATCTATGCCTTACTCTACGGCGCAGGAGATGCTAAGCTTGGCTCAGTGGCTGGAAGAGGTAGAGCTGCTGGCAAACAGCTTAGACAATCATTCTTTGATAATCTCCCATCATTTAAGGCTCTTACAGGACGAGTACAGAGAGAAGCTAAAAGCGGATTCGTTAAAGCACTAGATGGTCGCAAGCTAACTGTTCGTAGTGACCACGCAGCATTAAATACTTTGTTGCAGGGAGCCGGTGCAATCGTGATGAAGCAAGCTCTCATTATATTAGATCAGAAAATAAAGAAGCACAACTGGGATGCTAAGTTTGTGGCTAACGTCCACGATGAGTGGCAGATTGAGTGTCACGTTGATGACGCAGTAGACGTTGGTAAGGCAGGTGTTCAAGCTATTAGGGAAGCGGGTTGTATCCTTAATTTAAACTGTCCACTAGACGGGGAATATAAAGTCGGGGACAACTGGAGTGAAACACACTAAAGGTAAACGATATGAAAACTTGTATAGAATGTAAAGATGAATTAATTGTGCCTGCTAATTGGTATCCCTCTTTTCCAAACAAGGGGTATTATAAGTGCAAGCCGTGCGTGGACAGGTTAAGAATTGATAACCATATCAAAGCAGGGACAGCAAGTTCTCGCATGATAGCTAAGCGTTTAGGTGCTCAAGCTTTAGGTGTATTTAATAATGTCACTGCTGGATATGTTTATATTATATCTAACCCAGCGTGGAAAGACTGGAAGAAAGTAGGCATGGCTATTGATGCTTACGACAGGTGCGGTGCTTTTCAAACCTCTTCACCTTTTCGTGATTATAAAGTAGAATACTGCAAACACTTTGAAAATCGAAGAGAAGCAGAGAGAACCATCCATCTAATCTTAGATGAAGAAGGCATAGAGAGAGTAGGAGAGTGGTTTAAAAGTTCTACCTTTACACTTAAACAAATTATACAGGCATACAAAGGCGAGAAAGATGACACTATCAACAGTAGTATCTGACATATATCAAGAACTAGAAATGCTTTCAGAAGGCAAGCCACTGCCGCTAACTGAATCAGACATAGATAAAACTATGGTGGGGATTAAAGCTGCGCTCATGGACTGGGCCACTCCCCGCAAAAGGAACACTGACTTCACTGTTCGCATGTCGAATGTTGGCAAGCCCTCTCGTCAGCTATGGTACGAGAAGAGAGACCCTGAAGGTCGTGGAGGTGTTGATGGTGCTACACAAATCAAGTTCTTGTATGGTCATCTTCTAGAAGAAGTTGTATTAATGCTGGTTCGTATGGCTGGACACAAAGTCACTGACGAACAGAAAGAGGTTGTAGTTAACGGCATTACTGGACACATGGACTGCAAGATAAACGGTGAGGTTGTTGATGTTAAGACTGCTTCTCGCTTTGCGTTCAACAAGTTTCGTGATGGTCGCTTAGCACAGGACGATCCCTTCGGTTACTTAGGACAGCTTGCTGGCTATGAGAAGGCAGAAGGTACAGAAAATGGAGGGTTCTTAGTTTTAAACAAAGAGAGCGGTGAGCTTTGTATGTATCTTCCTGATGATCTAGATAAGCCTAACATAGATACTAGAATATCTGAGCTTTTACCTACGCTTGAGCTAGACACTCCCCCAGCTTTGTGTTATGATCCTATACCAGATGGCAAGAAAGGAAACATGAAACTTGCAAAGGGTTGTAGCTGGTGTAAATATAAATATAAATGCCACAGTGATTCCAACGATGGCACAGGACTTAGAACATTTAAGTATTCAAATGGCTTAGCTTATCTTACAGAAGTTGTAGCTGAACCCAAAGTTGAGGAGTATCTATGAACGGCAAGAAAGCAAAGGCTATTAGGAAGCAATCGAAAGTTTTATTAGTTGACTGGCTTCATACACTAATGGAGCCAGAGGAGGCAGCAAAAATAAATACAGATAATTACATGTCTTTTATGCCAAAGCAAACGCACATTTATGTGCATCGAAAAATGCGATTAAATGCTTATCATCCTAAGTGGGTAGCTAAAAAGATTAATCAGCTTCTTGAAATTTTTCCTGCCTTAACTATACAAGATATTAATTTGGAGCTGGTGCAATGGAAAGCGAACAAGTCTCAGGGTTAAGTATTGAAGCTATGATTGTTGCTGTCGGTAGTTTCCTTTATAATAGCGACAACACTATCTGTGAAATTGAAGGGCGTTTCTTGCTAGACCTCCAGTATTTAATTAAAGCGGAGCTTGAAAGAAGGGAGGCAGTAATACATTGAAAAACTTTAAAAGGGGATACCGCAAAGCCCGTGTCAAGCGGCCAGTGGAGAAGGATGTAGTCAAGGGTTACGACTCTAACTGGGAGTACGAACTGCACTCAGGCATTTTAGATGGCTGGAGCTTCCATACAGACAAGGTAACATACACCATTGATCACAAATATGAACCTGACTTTGTTAAAGAGATAGACGGCAAGAAGATTTTGCTTGAAGCTAAGGGCAGGTTCTGGGACTTCGCGGAGTACAGCAAGTATGTGTGGATAAGCAAGGTGTTACCGGACGATGTGGAGCTAGTGTTTTTGTTTGCTAATCCTAGCGCCCCTATGCCTCAAGCCACTAGACGCAAGGACGGAACGAAACGATCTCACGGTGAGTGGGCAAGCTCTAAAGGTTTCAGGTGGTATAGCGAAGATAGCATCCCGGATAGTTGGATCAATGCAGACAAGAGAGAAACCTTCGATGACTGAAGATACTCGCAAAGATGAAAGACGTAATAGGTTTGAAAGAAAAAAGAAGTTTAAAAAAATAAGTTCTTCATCTAAATTAAAAATCAGTAAACGAAAAGACCTTAAACTTAATTCATATTCAGAGGCAGCACATGAGCATTAATGACGCAACACCAGCAGACTGGGATAGAGTACGTAAAGAACATCCTGCAATAGTCCCTTACACTCCCGAAGAGCTGCTCGAACTAGAAGAACGCAAACGTGAAATGTCTATAGACTATAAGCCATACATTGATATGGCTATGCAAGAAGCACATGCGTTTAACACAGACCCTGTTAATAACCCCCTTCACTACAACTCTGGTGGCATAGAATGTATTGAAGCTATTAAAGCAAGTATGTCCACTAAAGCATTTGAAGGTTACTTAAAAGGTAACTGCCTCAAGTATCTTTGGAGGATGTCCTATAAGGGAAAGGCTTTAGAGGATGCAAAAAAAGCTCAGTGGTACTTACAGAAACTTATAGATAGTGTGGAAGAGATAGCGTGAAATGTTGGCATTGTCGATCAGAGGTTATCTGGAGCGGTGATCACGACATAAGCGAAGAAGATGAAGAGTATAATATGATGACAGAGTTAAGTTGTCCCGAATGCAATTCAATAATTATAGTTTACTACCCTAAAGAGGAAAAAGAATAATGGATCAGTATCAACAGTTTATACACAAGAGCCGCTACGCACGTTGGATGCCAGATGAAAGCCGTAGAGAAAGCTGGGATGAAACAGTCAATCGTTATGTGGACTTCTGGGTTGCTCGTAAGCAGGTGACTAAATCCGAAGCTCTTAAATTATTTAATGCAATACACAATCTAGAAGTCATGCCGTCTATGCGGTGTATGATGACTGCTGGTATAGCTCTAGACAAAGATAACGTAGCCGGTTTTAACTGTAGCTACTTACACATTGATTCTCCTAGAGCCTTTGACGAATTGATGTACGTTCTTATGTGTGGAACGGGTGTAGGGTTTAGCGTTGAGCGTGACTTTATTGCTAAGCTGCCAGAGATTGCTGAGTCATTCCATAAAACCGACAGCGTTATTGTTGTATCCGACAGCAAGATTGGGTGGGCTTCTGCGTTCCGTGAGCTGATCGCTATGTTGTACGCGGGTAAGATACCTCAGTGGGATGTAAGTAGAGTACGAGGATCAGGAGAAAGACTGAAGACCTTTGGTGGTCGTGCATCAGGGCCAGAGCCACTGGTTGATTTGTTTAACTTTTGTATTGGAGTATTTCAAAGAGCTAAGGGACGTAAGCTATCATCCATTGAGTGCCATGATATTGTGTGCAAGGTAGCAGACATTGTAGTTGTCGGTGGTGTTAGACGTTCAGCATTGATTAGTTTATCTAATCTGTCTGATCAGCGTATGGCTAAGGCTAAGTCAGGTGCGTGGTGGGAGAATGAAGGGCAACGTGCGTTGGCTAACAACAGCGTGGCGTATACAGAGAAGCCTGACTTTCAAGCCTTCCTGTCAGAGATGCAGACCATGTATGAATCTAAAGCAGGTGAACGTGGTATCTTTAGTCGTGTAGCGGCACAGAAGATCGCCGCACGTAATGGACGTAGAGATGCAGAACATGACTTCGGCACAAATCCTTGCAGTGAAATAGTCCTACGCAGTAATCAGTTTTGCAATTTATCGGAAGTGGTTGTACGTGCTGACGATACTTTAAAGACTCTTAAATCTAAAGTAGAAACAGCCGCTATTATCGGTACATTACAAGCAACACTCACTGACTTTAGATACTTGCGGAATGTGTGGAAAAAGAATACAGAAGAAGAGGCGCTGCTAGGACTCAGCATGACAGGCATTATGGATCATCCTATTATTGGTTCGGCATCAGATAAAACAGAGCAGTGGTTGGAGGAACTAAAAGATGTGGCTGTCAAAACAAATAAGAAGTGGGCT